CGCAGGCGCGTGCTTTCGCCGAGGAGGCGTACGCGCTGCTGCCGGAGAGCCTGCGGCCGGCGCGGCTCGCCGCTGGCAAACCGGCGCTCCCAAGTATGCCAGCGGGCGACTTGCGCGGCACGGTCGGCGCCATCACCGCGGCGCTCGCATTCATCCCCAACGCCGATCTCGACTACGACTCGTGGATGCGCATCGGGATGGCGCTGAAGGGCGCGCTGGGGGATGAGGGCGAGTCTCTGTTCTCCGTATGGTCGGCCCAGTCGGCGAAGGATGTTCCGGACACCACCGCCAAGGCCTGGGCCAGCTTCCAGCCACGCTCGATCGGCGCTGGCACCATCTACCACCACGCCATGGCCAACGGCTGGTCACCGGAGGCGGACCTGACCCTCAACGGCAACGTCCGCATGAACGGCCGCCATCCTGCACGCGGGTTGATCGAGAAACTGTCGTCGCAGCCACTGCAACTTCCGCAAAAAATTGCGGAAGTCCGTCCCGTCGAGAAAGCGCCCTGTCCGGTGGATATCGCCGGCCTCGACGGCGTGCTGAAATGCCTGGTCGACCACATGCTGGCAACCGCCCGCCGGCCGCAGCCGGTCCTCGCCGTCGGTGCCAGCCTGTGCGCGCTGGGCGCGCTGATGGGCCGCAAGTACCGGACCGAGAGCAACCTGCGCACCAACCTCTACGTGGTCGGCATCGCCGATTCCGGTTCCGGCAAGAACCACAGCCGCGAGGTCATCACCGAACTGTTCGTCGAAGCCGGCCTCGGCCAGTACCTCGGCGGCAACAAGATCGCTTCGGGGGCCGGCCTCTTGACCGCGGTGCACCGCCAGCCGGCGATCCTGTTCCAGATCGACGAGTTCGGCATGTTCCTGTCGGCGGCGGCCGACCGCAAGCGCAGCCCACGGCACATCACGGACATCCTCGACACGATGACCGAGCTCTACACCATGGCCGGGACGATCTTCCTCGGCGCCGAGTATGCCAACCGCGACGGCAAGAACGAGCGGCGCGACATCAATCAGCCCTGCCTATGCGTCTACGGCACGACGACGCCGATCCACTTCTGGAACGCGCTGCAGTCATCGAATGTCGTCGATGGCTCGCTCGCCCGCTTCATCGTGTTTCAGTCAGAGGACGACTACCCGGAGGAGAACGACGCCGGCATCCGCACCTCTCCGCCGGGCCTGCTCGACGCGCTCAACCTGATCGCGAGCGGGGGTGGCCGTCAGTCCGCCGGCAACCTCGCCGGCATGACGCCGGGCCCGGAAACCGCCGTCGATCCGATGACGGTGCCGCTGACGCGGGAGGCGCGGGCGCTGTTCGCCGACTTCAAGCGCGACAACACAGCCAAGCTGCGGGAAGCGCGCGGCACGCTCTTCACCTCGATCCTGGCGCGGATCGCCGAGAACGCCTGGAAGGTGGCGATGATCCGCGCCGTTGCCGCCGATCCGGTGGCGCCGGTCATCCGCGCCGTCGACGCCGCATGGGCGATCGCGCTCGTCCGCCATTGCGCCGAGCACACCATGCTCGAGGTGGAGCGCAACGTCGCGGACAACCCCGTCGAGGCGAACCACAAGCGGGTGCTCGGCATCATCCGAATTGCTGGCGAGGCAGGGCTGACCAAGAACGAGCTCGCTCGCCGAACTCAGTTCCTGGACCAGCGCCAACGCACCGACATCGTCGGATCGCTGGTCGAAGCCGGTCAGGTCGTAACCGCCTTACGTCCATCGGCGACCAAGCCGGCGATGGTCTTTCGCATCTGCGATGGAGAGGCCGCATGATCGGCCAATTCATCAACGGCCCCCAATCCGTCATCCGTCGCCAACGGCGGCTAAGTCCTTCTCGCGGTGTGACGAACCAACTATCCGTCAAATTCGTCAATTCGTCACGTAGGACCCTCGCGCGGGTATTAGATACGCGCGCAGGTGCTGACTCTATGCATATTGATGAATTGATGATTTTGATGAATTTATATTATTGTAATATAAAACAAGTGGTTACGTCCTCTCGATCGTCCGTGATCAATTCTGCCGGAATTGACGAATCCGATGCCCATTCGCCGGCTCTGACGAGAACCCCTGAACTGACCGCATCCACCCTCGAGGGCTGGAGCGGGGCTGTCGTCCCTGACCGGAGAGCGCCGCCGCCCCCGCCGCTCCATGACCCTGGAGGAACACATGCGTCCTGCATGCGCTGCGACGGTCATTCCGCCGCAAACTGATCACCCGCAAGCTGCTCATGCTGGGGGAACCAAACAGCCAGTCATCCTTGCCCTCGATCTGGGCCAGCGCACCGGCTGGGCCGTACGTAATCGCGACGGCGCGATCGCCAGCGGTGTTCACGAGTTCCGCCCCGGCCGGTTCGAAGGTGGCGGGATGATGTGGCTGCGCTTTCGCGGCTGGCTGCAGGAGATCGATGAGACCTCGGGCGGCATCGGCGTGGTGGTGTTCGAGGAAGTCAGGCGCCACGCAGGAACGTCAGCGAGTCATGCCTACGGTGGATACCTCGCGCACCTGACGGCCTGGGGCGAGGCCAACAAGATCCCGTACCGCGGCGTCCCTATCGGCACCATCAAGCGGCACATCGCCGGCAAGGGCAACGCCGACAAGGCGGCAGTGATCGATGCCGTCCGCCGGCTCGGCTTCGCGCCCGCGGACGACAACGAGGCCGACGCGCTGGCGCTCTTGCACTGGGCGATCTGCCACCGGGCGACGACAGGGTAACCCCCATCCCCATCGGCCAAAAATCTTTCAGGATTTCAATGGCTTCCAAACGACAAGAGACCGTTCTGGCACCACTGACCAGGACCGCCGCCCGCACAATCGCAAGTGATTGAAGCAATGGGACCTTTTGATCATGACGGATAATCCGACAGGATCCCCCCTCTCCAAGGCTCGACGCAGGGCAATCAAAGAAGCTCTGGCAACACTGGACGGCAGCGTCCGGCTCACACCGAGCCGGCGGCACTACGCCGTCCATCGCATTCAGCAGGCCCGCTCACCCAAAGTCGAGGCGAAGCGGTTGATCCAGGGCTACCGGCAGGGCGCCGTCGCCCTCTCGACCCAGCCCGACCTCAGCGACGTCGAGGAGCTGCGGGTGCGGCTGATCCGGCGGGATCACTGGCTGGACCCGCAGGTGCGCCGCCTGCTCGGCGTGCTCGACCGGGCGGTGGCTTGCGGGCTTTCGCGCTCCGAGTTTCAGCGGCGGGTGGCCGTGATCGTGCAGCTGAAGCCGACGATGCCGGTCGCCTGGCGCAAAGCGGAAGCGGTGCTGGCTAGGGATGACGGAACACCGGCACGCAGCGCTTGGCGGCGCGATCACCAGCCGCTTGCCGAGGACGACGGCGGTGTCGAGCTGGCCCGGCTCGCTGAAGTGGCTTGGGATGGCGATGGATCGCTCCAGCTCCATGCGCCGGGCCCAGCGGACACCGCCCCGCGCCGGCGACGGGATGGAGGCGGTCAATGAACGGCGCGATCTTGCTGCAGCACGCCGCAGGCGTGATCGAACACCGCGAGCGCGTCTACGGGCCGCCAGCGGAAAGCTTCACCGCGATCGCCGCACGTTGGTCGCTGGTGCTCGGGATCACCGTAACCCCGGCGCAGGTGGCGCTGTGCCTGATCGATCTGAAGGTCGCGCGGCTTACCCGCGATCCGTCGCATCTCGACTCGATCGTCGATGTCGCCGGATACGCCGCATGCCTCCGGGAGGTGACCCGTGCATAGCGCAGTGCGCGGCTCGCTGGAGCGGCACCTTCCCCGCTCGACACCCACGGACGAGGAGCTGTTCGGGATGCGTCGCGCCGCCTGGCGCAAGCAGGGGATCGTGGTGATCAGGCTGGCCGACATCCGCGACGAGTGGACGCGGCAGGCGCTGGCCGACGAGGCGACGCGGCTCTACGGCCAGCGGGAGGTGGCATGATGGCCCGGCGAAAACGGAAGGCTTCGACGCGTGTCGTCGCCGGCCTGCCCGTCATCCGGCGACACGGCAACGTCCTGGAGCCGGTGTACGAGGCCGATCCGGACGGACGGCCCGTCGTCCACCACCGCACTGTGGATACGCTCGGCATCATGCTGCGCGCCGGCACGATCACCAAGGACATGCACGACGCGGCACGGGACTTCCAGGCGCAGTTCACCATCGCCTGCTACGACACGATCGTTTGCATGCGCTTTCACCGCGATCCGTCGAAGGGCGATCGCGCCGAGTTGACGGAAACGCAGATCGACGCGAGGCGCCGCGTCGACAAAGCCATGGATGCTCTCGGCGGGCTTGGCGGCCCGGCAGGCGGCTGTGTCTGGCATGTCGTCGGCCTGCAGTGCTCGATCCGCGAGTGGGCGATGCGGCAGGGGTGGGGCGGACGGCCGATTGGCGAGAAGCCGGCGCAGGGCATCCTGATCGCGGCACTTGGCGTGCTGGCGGGGCATTTCGGGTATTGTCGCAAACAGGCCGGCAAGGGCAGTTGCTCGTTAGAACGTTCCTATCTTTAGGAGGGCTTGGTCGCGATCAGAA